AGTGGGCAGATCAAGAGGGGATAGAGGTCAAAGCGAAAAGGCTGCGTGTCCATTGGCGGTATGACGTGGATGGACTGCTAAAGAGATTGGAGAAAGAACATGGCATTGATATGTAATAGGTGTGGTGAAACGTTTACACTTGAGGAATATAACAAAATGAAGAACAAACTTGAGGTTCGGCCAATAATCGGTGGAGAAGAAGGATGGAGCGTTCTTCTATGTCCCTCTTGCATGGAAAAGCTGAACGACTGGCTGAAAGGAGAACAGAAGTGAACAAAAAAGTTTCAGACATCCTACCTAAGACCGAAATCTTGGCGCGGTTGGCAGAAAAAGCGTCCAAACTGGCACAGGCTGCGTTAAAGCTGCGCCGTGCGCTGGATGGTACGAACCCGACACCGAAGAGCGTAAAGGAATGCCGAAAGGCGTTTGAAGAGGAATATGCAGACGTTATGGTGTGTATGACCGCTCTTGGTTTTTCGGATGACAGAAAAGCGTATAAGCGAATTGGAATTATTGCAAGCGAAAAATACTACCGTTGGCTTCATCGCCTTCAGGACAAGGAGCGGTCAGATGAATAAGCGCAACAAACGACCCTCAAGTGGCAAACAGGCAATGTCAACCAACCTCCGCAAAATCGCACGGCAGAACCAGTTGTGCGGATTTCGTATGGCTCTGGATGGAATCGCCGCCACATGGGGCGCACTGATCCAGAACCTTCGGTGCGATGCAGACCTGACCGATGAACAGGTGCAGAAAATCATCCGCATCGGTGACAGGTACTGGGAAATGGTTGGCAAGTTCAAAGAAGAGGACATGACCCCTGACGAGTTTGCAGATTACATCACTGCAAAGTCAGAACAGGTCGAAAAAGAACTGAGAGAAAGGTGGAGCTAACAATGTTTGAATTTGCAACTCGCTGGCTGGTCTGCCTAGTTCTGCTGGCGGTGGTAGTTCAGTCTGAACGGACAATCAAAGACGCAGTAAACAACCTGTTTGAGAAACGGCAGGCAATGCTCGTCTGGCTGTTCGTCAACGTGTGTCTGGCCGTTTGTACGGCTGTTGTGATGGGGTGGAAATGATGGATAACGAACTTTACTGTCCGATGAAGATGACCAGCAATCCGCTTGGTCGGTGCGTATGTGAAAAAGAAAAGTGCGCTTGGTGGCGACAGTTGGACAGCTGCTGTTCCATCTGGTGGATTGCATGGAAGCTAGACAACATCGAAAATAAGATAAAGAGGTGAGAACATGGAAGAACGTGCAGAGTTAAAACACGGATATTGGAAACTTTCACCAGATGCTTATTATATGGACACGATGTCAGAAGAACGAGAATTAAAAGCCTATGTGACGGCGAAATGCTCGTTGTGTGGAGAACATCATCCGAATAATTATACAGTGTGGTCGAAAACTTTATACGCACCGGATGGTGAAGAATACACATACGAATGGAATATAAAAGAAGAAAAAGAAAACATTCTGAAAGAAGCGATAGAAAATCGCCGTAATTATGCGAACTATTGCCCGAACTGCGGTGCAAGAATGGATTTGAAACAAAAATAAAGAGGTGATAACTCTTGGCAACACCCCCGAAGCGTGGTCGTGGCAGACCGCCGCTGACCGAAGCTGAAAAGAAAAAGCGTGAGAAGCGGGCGCAAAAGGCGAAAGAAGAAGCCGCTGCGAAACGTGAGAAAGAGCGAGAGAAGAAGAAACAGCAGATGCTTAACAAAAGGAAGTCTATCCGCTCACAGGTGAGTAAAAAGGTGAAAGAACAACAGGAGTTAGCAATCACAAGGTCTAAGATGCTGAACACAGGCGATTTGCAGTCAAGAATCGGAGACGAAGAAGACAAAAAGGTCATTGGAATGATTGCAGCCAAGTATTTTGGCGACCTTCCGAGCGTTGACATGAACAACCCAATTGAAGTGCAGCAACGCCTTGACTTCTTTTTTGACGCTTGCATAGAAGCTAGAATCTCCCCTGTGGTCGAATGGATTGCACTGGTACTGGGCATCGAATGGGTAAGCCTGAAGCAGATTATGGCGGGCAAGCGCCGTGACGACAGCTTGCAGCAGAAGTACATCCTGAAGCTGATTTTGCAAATGCAGTCCATGTGGGCGTACAACGGTATGTATGGTCAGGAGAACCCGGCAGAGTGGATTTTCCGAGCAAAGAACTACTTTGGTATGCGCGACAACGTGGAAGTCACCGTTGCGCCGCCTGAACAGCCGTTGGGCGATGCTCAGAGCGCAGAACAGCTTGCCAAGAAGTACCAGACAGCTTTGCCGAAAGGGATTGACGTGGAGTACAAAGAGGTAGCAGAAGAGGTGGTCGAGGATGACTAACGGCGATTTTATCCGATCCATGACGGACGAAGATATTACAGAAAACTTTACGAGGGGAATCTGCGAGCTTATCAAGCATCGTGACCCGGAGCGTTGCCAGAACCGTGAGCATTGCTTTCATTGCGTAAAGGACTGGCTGAAAGAGAAGAACAAAATCATGGTGAGGGCTGACCAATGGGAACTTTGATTGACTTTTCCGACCCATGCCTACGCACGTTCCTTCCTGTTCTCTTGCAAGACCACACGACAGGAAAGAACATTATCTGGGCGACAGACCCCGCCGCCTGAACTGGGCGTGGGCTTTGCAGATGAAATCACACTGGAACAGTTGGACAAGGTTCAACTCGTTCCTCGTGTGCAGAAGCGGCTTGCAGACCAGAAGAAGCGCACCAGTAAGGAAGCAGAGGTATTTACGCCGACTTGGGTCTGCAAGAAGATGACAGACGTTGCAGAAAACGACCTGAAGGGCGAGGATTGGAAAGAATACATCAATAAGACTTGCCTTGAAGTCACCTGTGGAGAAGCGCCGTTCCTGACAAGTCGATACGATACCACCACAGGGCAGATGATTGCCGTGCCGGACAGAATAGGTCTGCTGGATAGGAAGTTGAATATTCTGGCAGAGCAGTTCCATGACTACGATATGTGGATGTGCTGGGCAATTAACGCCTACGCATCGACATACGGCTATGAGTGGCAGGGAGACAACCTCTTGCTGGCAAGGTGCAACCTGTTCTTGACGCTGATCGAGAATTTTAGGTATCGGTTTGATGCTGAAAGGTTGGAAATCGGCTGTATGCCTATGTTCCTTGACTGTATCGCAGACATCATCTCATGGAACGTCTGGCAGATGGATGGGCTGAAAAAGACCGTGCCCGGAACGGACATTCCGTGTAAAATCAAAGACTGGAAAGCCGACAAGGAAATCCTGTTTAAGGATGTTGGGGAGGATAAATAAAATGAGTGATTCCGTAGAATATGCAAAATCAGAACTTGCACGTATTACGAAAGACGGAGACGGATTGCAGGATGTAATCAACAAGAACATCCTTGACATTATTGAACTTTTTGCAAGTCAAGGCCATAGTGGATTTACCGCTGGATATGCAATGTCTATTCTGGAGCGACTTTTGCGCTTCAAACCTATTACTCCGCTGACTGGCGAAGATGATGAATGGACAGAAGTGTCGGACGAAATGGGGCAAAGATGCTTCCAAAATAAACGATGCTCAAGCGTGTTCAAGACCACTGATGCACAAGGTAACACGATTGAAGTGCACGACATTGACGCAATCGCTTATTCCGACAACGGTGGTCTTACGTGGTTTGCAAGTAGCCGCTTTCTCAAAAATGTGACGTTCCCCTATGAGCCACCTACGCACCCGGAAAAAATCTATATTGAATACACGGAAGATGTTCCGCTTGGCTGGTCTGGCGACAAGTATGAGATTATTACCGACGACAAGGAACGTATCGAAGCGTTGAGAACTAAGATGCAGAAGAAATTTGATGAAAAGGAGCGCTAATGCAAACTGACAGAGGAATCTACCACAAGCGAGTATGCGACCGCTGCGGAGCAGTTCTGGGCAGCAGGATGATGAACCCTGACGAATACTTCAAGGACTGGGCGTGGCGTAGGGACACAGGCGACCTTTGCCCGGAGTGTTATGAGGAGTACAAGCGAGTAATCGAACGGTTCAATGTCAACAGAAGAAGAAAGAGAGGGGAGAAATAATGGATGTTTACTGCACCACCGAACATTGCTCTTGCATGGGCATCAAGCAGTTCTCTGCTGGCAAGGCTATCCGATGCGCAGCAGAATCCTGTAAGAACAAATCTGAGCCGTCCTGCGGCTCTTGCAAATGGTACGCAGAGCCGGAGGGCGTGTGTGTAAACGACCAGTCAGAACACGTTGCAGACTTCGTGTGGGACGAACGTGGATGCAAGGAATGGGAGAAGAAAGATGAGCTATGATATTTCGCTGTGCGACCCTGTAACGCACGAACCGCTCAAAGCGGATAGTGCGCATTTTATCGTAGGCGGTATGCGTGCTATAGGAGGCACAAAAGAACTGTGGCTCAACGTCACTTATAATTACGGTCACTTCTATTATCGACCGGAAGTGTTTGGTGAGGGCGGCATCCGCTCCATTTACGGCAAAACAGGCGCAGAGAGCATCCCAATGCTTGAAAAGGCTATTTCTGCACTAGGTGACGATGTGGACGATAGCGACTACTGGAACGCCACAGAGGGCAACGCCAAACGTGCCTTGTACGGTCTGCTGGCGTTTGCAAAGATGCGTCCTGACGGCGTGTGGGACGGAGATTGAAAGGAGAAAGGGCAATGCTGATATATGAAGTCGCTTTAGGCATTATTTTGACAACGATGGTGGGTGTGTTGCTTGTATCTCCGATTTATCTGTTTGAACGATATATTCTTTGGGACACTTTGGATGAATATATTGACAGTACCGTTATAAAGGCTGTTGCTTGTGCGGCTATAAACGTTGCTATTTTCTTGATTGGATATGCAACCGTTCTTGCTACTATGGAGGTATAACAATGCTTAATTATCCAGAATACCTTGAACGAAGCGCACTTATTGAGAGAATCAAGAAAGCATATTGCGATGGCTGCAAAAACTACAATGGAGTTAAATGCCGTTTTTGCGGTATTTACGATGCTATTGAAGTTGTGGAAGATGCTCCGACAGCCTTAAAGCGTACCGCTGAATGGATTGTGCAAGACGAAGATGAGACGAGGTTTATGTGCAGTAATTGCCATGCGAGAAACAATCGAGACCGCTACAACTACTGCCCGAACTGTGGTTCTTTAATGGAGAACAGGTTATGAGCAATACGCTTTGGCATCCAGCAAGCGAGCCGCCACGAGAGCGAACGCAACCTTTGTTGCTCGCGGCTAAGACAACGTGGTGTAATAAAGATGGAAAAATGTTGCAAGGAATCTCGCCGACAGCGTACTTTCTTGGCTGTTATGCAGACGGTCAGTTCTGGGATGAGATAGGCGAGAGACTGCCAAAAGATGTGACGGTGACGCATTGGATGGCGTTTCCGATGGTATGAGGTGATAGACATGGACAAGTATGTATGACATTCCGTGCGGGATGTGTTGCCACCGTCAGATGCTCCGATGCTGATTTTGATGGTAAAACACATTTACCAAAACGAAAACGACTATGAGCGGTACATGAGACTTGGTTTCTATGCACCAGCATTCGGCAAGCGGGCGTGGAGAGACGAGTTTAACGACCCGTTAGAACGCGGTGATTGGTACATTGTAACGCACTGGACGTATGCGCCAGAAGAGCCAAAGGAGGATTGAGTATGACAAACAAGAAGTTTGGCATCATCATTATGGACTTGAGCCTTTTTGATTTCGGGCCGAAGCCGCCTTGCGGGTATATCAAGGCAAAACATATTCGCCCGGCATACGGCAAAGGCGCAAGACCTGTCAAGGCGCATAAGAGAATCATGAGAACGAGAGAGGGATTTAGAAAATGACAGAACTCAAGAGATGTCCGTTTTGCGGTGAGAAAGCCGTGTTTTCCATAAAGAAGGATTTTTCAAGAAGCCTTATAAAAGGATACGAATTTAACATCCGATGCAATAAATGTGGTTTCACAAATCCCAATAGAGAATATCGAATCGAGTTTAGAATGAACGACAGTGGAGAGATTGAAATTATCCACGATGGACGTAAAGACGCTATCGAAGCATGGAACAAACGCTACAAAGAGGATTGAGAATGGACAAAAAACGAGACAGCTTTACATTCCAACGATACTACTTTGAAGCCATCTCCACGCTGAAAAGCAAAGAGAAGTTGGAACTCTATGATGCAATCTGTGCATACGTTTTTGAAGAAAAAGACGCAACTTTGAACTCAAAAAAAGCAGAATCTTGTTTCATTTTGATTAAACATCTGCTCAATGAAGAGTGGAAAAGAAGCGGTATTGCGTCAAAAGGATGGTCTACACGAAAGTCAGCTCATCCTCATGTCATAAATGAGATGAAGGTCAACTCATCTATGAGTTCAAAGTCAGATGACGATGAACCCATTGTATCAACTGACAGTCAGACGAACGCCAAGACGTTGCCGAAAAGTGCAGTCAAGAAGAAACCTGACATCTTCTCCGACTTTGCGCGTGGCGATAAAGCCCTGTTGGAATCCCTGCGAGAGTTCGCACAGATGCGTACAAGAATCAAAAAACCTATGACAGACCGGGCGAAACAGATGCTCTGCAACAAGCTGGAAAAGTTTGATCGGCATGACTGGAAAGCCATTCTCGACCAGAGCATCTATGCCGGATGGCAGGACATTTACGCATTGAAACAGGATGACCAGTACGAGCAAAGTGCGGAGATGGAGTTTCCTAGACTATGACAATGGACGTTCAAACGGTATTTATCGGTGCGCTGATGCTCTGCAAGCCGGGCGTTGTGGATGAAATCATACCAGACCTTGAACTTGACTTGTTCAGACCTGAACTGAAAGACGCTTTTGCGGCTGTTCAGGGCTATTGGACGGCTAGGGGTAAGATAGATATAGTCGAGATAAACACGCAGCATCCAGACGTAGCGCAGACGCTCTTAGCGTGTGTACAAACCTGTGAATCAGAGTGTGTACGAATTGACAGGGAGCAGATGCAACGTTGGGCACAGCTTATCAGAGAACAAGCTGCACTCACTCGTGTTCAAGGTCTGGCATTTCAGATGACCAGCGAGCTTGCCGACTATTCTGATCTATCAGACATCTACCAGCAGATGGGCGAAGCAATGAGCCTAAAAGCTGAGGAAGAAGATGCGTGGACATACGAGGATGTGCTGAACGACTATGTGCTTCACATGAACGAGAAGCCGGTGTACATCAAGACAGGCCTAGAGCGTCTGGATGAAGCGCTGCACATCTCACCGGGTGATTTCATCATCATCGGCGGCAGACCGTCTGCGGGCAAGACAGCCTTGTCCTTGCAAATAGCAGCAAGCATGGCAAAGCAAAACTACACCGTGTACTATTTCAGCTTAGAAACCAGCAAACGCAAGCTGGGCGCACGTCTGATGGCGAATCAAATATACTGCCCTTTGGACACGGTGAAAAATAAGGCGGTCAGCTTGAATGAGATTGACGGACAGGCAAAAAACATGAAGATGCCCTTATATATCCGCTCCGCTGCCGGAAAGAACGTGGCGTGGATGAAGGCTCAGGCTCTGCGTAAAAAGGCTCAGGTCATCTTTGTAGACTATCTTCAACTCATCCACGAAACAGGCGCAAAGGACAGATATGCCGCCATTACAGCCATATCCATTGCCTTACACGAACTGGCACAGACCACAGGCATTGTCGTGGTAGCTCTGGCACAGCTCAATCGAAACCCATCCAAGCCCGGAGCAACGCCTACCAACTCCGACTTGCGAGAAAGCGGACAGATTGAACAGGACGCAGATGCAATCATCCTTCTGTCCGGCGATAACCCAGACAAGTACCTGTTCCGGCTAAGCAAGAACAAGGAAGGCGAGATAGGCGACCTTCCCATCACGTTTAACAAGCAGATTCAACGGTTCCAAGAGTATACTTGGATGGACTGAAAGGAGAAACGCTGTGACTAGAAAGCGTTTTAAGAAATTGATGATGGCGCATGGATGGTCTACCAGAAAGGCTGAAAAAGAATCCCGGTGGGCTATCCAGTGGTGGCAAGCCAAAATTGTAAAGCAGCCGGATGATGACTGGAAGCCACTCGGTGCTTATATCAGCGAATATCTAAAAGACTATTATCGAGTGAATGGCTCTTACGATGCACTCTATTATGTTCAAACTCAATTATAAAAATGCAGGGACTGTCAGCAATGGCAGCCTTTTTCATATACGCACATAGAAGCCCTACAAACGCTTTTAGCGTCAGACGGAAACTTTATCGACCAAACACAGAAAACGGCTCTTACACGGCTCTACGGAGCTGTGAGCGCAGTGTAGAGGTCTACGACTATTGTAGGAGGAGAAAATGCAGTACATAACAGCGAACATTGTGTGTCCCCGATATAAAATCTACCCACGATTTCTTGATAAGATGAGCATTAGCGTAAATGCGAAGGTCATCTATGTAGACCTTCTTGATCGCTCGTTCACGTCAAGACATAACGGTAAAGAATGGCTTGATAGCAAAGGACGGGTGTTTGTTCGATGTTCCAACGCAGAAGCAGGGGACATGGTAGGAAAGAAGGAAAGGATAGCCAAAGAATACTTGAAAGAGCTGAAAGACGCTGGATTGATTGAATGCAAGCGCAATTATTCAAAATCCAACACGATTTACGTTGGGTATCCTAACGATGAGGAACTGTTCGACTATCAATCAGGCAATATATTGCCCAACTGTAATGACAAACAGGCAGAAAATTGCCCGACAATCGGGCAAAATAGTGCCCAACAATCGGGCAGAAAATTGCCCACTAGTAGATATATACATAGTAAATATAAACATAGTAGATTAGACGAGGGCGCTCCGTGCGCCCCTCAGTTCGAAGAGGTCAGCGAGTTCTTTATTGACAACGAGAGCACGACAAGGTACGCAAACCAGTTCATGCGGTATTACGAGGGACTTGGATGGCGAACGAAAAGCGGCAGTCCTATTATCAACTGGAAGCCAATAGCCCTTAATTGGATTGATCGAGAGCGGGAGAAGCAGCAGACGGATGGGTCTGACTTCCCACGATTGTAAAGGTTCTTTCCCCCTACAACCCTCTATCTCCAAAGCTACACCGTTAGCAAAGCTATACCGTTAGCCAGCAGAGCAGACCGTAGGCGAGAGCTGGCTTGAGGTTCGGACTGGTGGATGGCCTGCGACTATTTCACATGGAGAATTGACTTCATTTTGTAGTTGGTTGAATATGTAGAAATGTTGCATAATAGTATGAGCAGTTGATTACAGATTGAAAGTGACTAACTAGTCGGATAGTCTTGCTAGATAGTTAAAAGTATTGAGGTATTTACCGAATGGATAATCCTAGTTGGTTGGTATGATATGATTGTAGTTGTCGGTAATTAAATAGGAGAAGAACGAACCGAATCGGATGGTGCGACTATTCCAGTAGAATAATAGTTAAAAAGATTGAGTAATTATCTGCGACTATTATAATAAGTATGAAAGTTAAATAATTTGAGGTAATGTGATGGAGATTAAAATTGATAGGTGTCTTGACACATATTGATTTTTTTGTGGTCGGACGACTTAGCGACTATCGCGCCTCTCTTTTCCTAAAAGGCGAACGACTATTTCACACAAAAAATACACGACTATTTGACGATGGCTCGCTAGAAAACGCTACGACTATTACTCTACGACTATCAGCGAACTGCTCGTTGCTATACGATATATAGGACTTTCAAACGGTGGCAGTCTGACGACTTTACAACTATTCCAAGACTATTCCAGCCGAAACGCTACGACTATTGCTCGCCCTTATTAGCTATCGGGCGAAAGCCCGAAAAGAGATGCGGCGAGAGCCGCCAATGGTTCCGCGCCGCCCGCCGCGTCCTTGCTGCTGGACTGCCCGCCGGGCTGGCATGGTCTGCGATATGCTGCACCCTCTTATATACCTTATTATAATAGGGCGGCTGTGCTGGCCTGTACAGCGTCCGGCGTGGCGTTGGTATCTGGTATTAGTGTAGGCCGTCCGGGCGCTGTGATACGCTCCAGCGTGGCACAGGAAGTATTATAGCCGCTTGTGTCGGTCTGGTATCTGCGGTAGTAGAATGGGGCAAATTTCAGGAAAAGCCCCTGTAAAGACCTGTGCGCGGTTTTACAGCGTTGGCGGTATAGTTGCATGGACGACACAAAACACGCTGTAAACGCTTTTATTTGGGTTGTATTGCAACAGGGCAAAACAAAAGCCCTGCACCCTCAGCAGATGCAAGGCAAAAGAAAAGCCCGGCCACGCGCCGGGCATATATATTAGATTTCGCTGGCTTCAATCGCTGCACAGCTCCAAGCTTTTTCACCGGGGGCGGTGTAGTACAAACAGTAAACATTTGTATACGAATTGTATTGTAATGTGTATTTATAGCCTTCCTCTTCATATTTATCAAGCCGGCTTTTAACCATCTTGCGGATGATGCTTTTATAAAAATTTCTATCATGTATGGCCATTGTAAAATTCCCTTTATCTGATGTGTTTTAATCCTGTGACTCTTTTCACCCAGTCATAGCGGGGGTCTTTGTCCGGGTTGTAGATATGAGCCTCGCGCCACTCAGCGCTTTGGATGGCCTCGAAAAAATCGCTGTCGCTCATGCGTTCACATCTTATTTCAAGCTCTGAAAGTCGGGGGCAGTTTTTTTTGTGATGCTCAATGCCGCAACCGTTGGGACTCCAAATAATTCCATCGCCCGTGTCATACTCATAAATGCTTTTAATCATCATGCTTTTTCACTCACTTTCTGGGCCTTGCCCCTTTACTTTAGTATATCATGCTTGTAGTCCTTTAGATAGGATTTTCAAAAAATATTTTTGCCCTTTTGGGCTGGGGCGGGGTTGCTTTACGGTGCGGCCCCGCTAAAGTGTCCGGGCGGCGTCACTTAGACGCCTTAAACAGCGCCGAGAAAAACCAGAAGGAAAACAGGATGCAGGATATCATGCGCGCACCTCCATTCTAACGCCAAAGTTAGTAAAGGTGCGACGCTGTGAGATTGTGACAAGCTCAAGTCCTGCCGTGTTGATACCATAGCGGGCGCACTCTTTAGCCGTGTACAGCTCACCGCCGATTAGATACCGCTTGACCTTGCCACAATAGGCACCAGCGGACACAACCGCCCGCCCGTCAAGCCCTGCCGGAATACGATAGTATAACATAATACAAACCCCCTTATATCACGCTAAAACGCTTGTAGCTGGTCTTGCTGCTGCACTCGGCGTATACATCCGGGTGCAGCGTCTTGAGTAGCTTGCTATCAAGGCGGACGCTTTGCACGTCCTTGTAAATGGCCTTTGCTGTGCCCTGTACCATTTCGGGCGCGCCGTGCATCATGTTGATTATATCCGCCTTGATTGCATCATTCATTGCTTCTAATTCTTCCATGAGCCGCTTGTTTTCGCGGTATGCGTTCACTTTTTCTTCAAACGTGGTCATTTTTACACCTCATTTAATAGCAAATGTATTCTACAGATTCCCAATATTCGTCATTTTCGGCGTTCCAAGAACGGATTTCGGTTTTTTTAATTCGCTTGATAACGTCGTAGGCGTGGCCGTGATATACAGCATACCGATATTTTGTAGTATCTAATGCGCCAGCTTTAAGCAGCTTTGCACGAAATGCTTTTGTCATTGTCTTACCTCCTTACTGCTCCGCCCGATTGTTGAGCCAGACCAGACAGAAGAGAAAACCGGAAATCATGCCGCCAACGTACCAGAGGGCGGCCCACTGGCTTGCATCAAGTACCAGCATATTACTGCACCCCCTTGCAATACAGGCCGTTGGTGCGGCAGATGGTGCGGATACGGTTGCAGGCTTGATACAGTGCGCGGGCTTGCACGTCAAGCCACGTTTCCCGGCTGTTAGGCTCATACATCCCGCCGTGCTTGCGCTTGAGTTCGGAGGGGGTGCAGACGCGGGCGGCGATATCGGCATTGTAGCAGATGGAGCAGCCGCCGTTGCTGTACTGCTCCCAGCAGCTTGCACCGTTGAGCGCCCACCGCTCAAGCTCTGCACCGTCAATCGGGAGCCGCTCCACGTCATTTGCGCCCCACTGGATATCCTCCAGCAGGTCGAGAGCGTACAACGTGACGGCCTTATCCCATGCGCTGCGATCGTGGCGGGCGTTGAGTTCTGCGCGGATGGTATCTGCAAGTGCGGTATAATCAATGGTCTTTTTCATGGTTTTTGTCCTCCTGTTTTGGTGTATTGTGGTTGTAGTCCATATTTATCTGGACTGATTATATTATATCCATATATATATGGATTGTCAATGCTTTTGGCAAAATATATCCATATAAATATGGATAAAAATAAACGTCCGAAATTGTACACTTTGCCGGACACACTGCCCGCCCTCCAGCGCCCTGCCGCCGGTATGATCTGCCCCGCGCGGCCTGTCTGGTATCGAGTGCAGACCGGTGCAGCGTGTCCAGCGTTTGGGCGTGTGTGTCGTTCCTTGCGTGGTCTGCCTTGCATCTGGCGCGGTCTGTCCTGCCGCCTGTCGTGTGCAGGCCGTCCGGGTGCGCTGGGAGGTGCAGGGAGCCACCGGCGGGGTATATAGCCGCCGCCCAGCCCCGCCCGGTCAGTCTTTCAACCACCGAAAAAATAAAAAAGGCTCAAAAAAATCACCCCACCCCCATTGCCAATCTCAAAAATTCCGCCGCAAAAATAAAAAGACCCCTACAAAGGGTCTGCGTTCTGTGCTATACTTGCCTTACAAGCCTTGAAAGGGAGGAATCTACAATGGCTAAAAGTAAAATGACAACGTGCAAGCACTGTGGCGCAGAAATTGCCGCAAGCGCAAAGGTCTGCCCTCATTGTGGAGGCAAGAACAAGCCGCCTATCTATAAGCGTTGGTGGTTCATCGCTATCATCGTTCTGGTTGTCCTGTCTGCTATTGGCGGCTCTGGCAGTAGTTCTGACAGCTCCGTAAGCAGTAGCAAAGCGACATCCAAAACAAGTGCATCCACCGCTTCTTCCGTTGCGTCTGTGCCAGAAATCAGCGAGGATGACTACAAGGCTGAGTGCCAGACTGTGGACTATAAAGAGCTGTGCCGCTATCCTGAAAAGTATGAAGGCACTAAGATTACGGTCAAGGTAAAAGTTTCGCAGATTATTGACGCAAACTTCTCTGGCAGCGAAAAAGCATGGAGAACCTACACGGACAACAGCGGATACGGCTTCTATGCCGATGACGAGTATTATATGCTGGATAAGCGCGGCGGCGATGCCGTGAAGATTCTGGACGATGATATTATCAACGTCTACGGTGAGTTCACCGGGCTTGAAAAAATCACCAGAGCGTTGACCAGCACCACTGATGAACTTCCTCGTATTGAAGTCAAGTACGCAGACCTCGTAGAGGAATAATCGCATAACATAAAAAGCCAGCGGCTAGATGCTCTCTAACCACTGGCTTTTCTTATAGGCTGTTTACTTTTTCAATGCACTGGTCACGTTCGGCATCGGCATCCAATCGTTAACGTCACGCATGACAATCTTGCCGTTGTCGCACAGGTACGGTCTCAAATCGCCGTATTCGTCTGCTTCGTAGGAGAGATAGCCACACGCAACCTCTTTGCCGTTGCAAGCAATCACTCGCCCATTGTAGGTTTCTCCAACGTCAGGCGTTCTCCAAAGCCACTCCATGTTTTCCAGAGTGTCGCTAATGTATTCGTCAAGGTTTTCGTACTTATCACCGTTAATCATATCTGTTCTCCTTTCACATGGGCATCTGGGTCTGGCCGTTCGTGACCTGAACCAACATAACAGAGTTCGCACACGGTCTCCACTTCTTGATGTACTCGACAGCTTCATCAAACCTCTTCTTCGGCACGTTATTTCTGCTGTTTACATTGAACCAGTCCTGAATGTCCCGGTTGCATTCCATGAACAACTTCTGAGAGACGCTACGGCTCTTGTAGGCCGGGCTATCCATGCCGCCAAGAGCGTTGATGACCACCGTGTTCACGACACGCTTCAACACACGCTGCTGGTTGTAGTCGATGGTCATAGTATTCTCAAGAGCGGAAATACGCTGCTCCTGTTTCATGGTGCGCTGGTCAATCACAAGGATTGCTTGCAGTTCCTTAGAAAGCCCTGCGAACTGGTTGACGGACACGTTCTTCTCAAGGTCAATCAGCTTCTGGCGAATCTCCATGCCCTCAGGTGTCCGCTGAATCATTGCAATGTGCTTTGCCATGTCCAGAGTGATAACGTGCTCTGTACGAGTAGTATACGGATTTTTCGGATTATTGGTTGCGCATTTTTGAGCGACCAATGAATAGTCCGTACCTTCGACAAAACCATACTCGCACATACGAGGGAACCAGTCTTTGTATGCGGTCTTGATTTTGAGCCGCTCGTGCAGCTCCCGACCCAGCACTACCTTTTCGCCAGTGTCAGTGTCATACACAGGGATAACATCTTCGGAGAAGATTCGGATGGTTTCAAGATTATTATTCATAGAAATTTGACCTTTCTATCTTGCGAGAGCAGGCCATCTCTGGTATAATAACCCAAAGAGGGTCTATACTCTCTGAGTGGTTCATGATACGTTCGCTGTGGTCGCCAAACTTTAGCGAGCGTATCATTTTTCGTTTTCATTGGTCTCCGGGATGGGATGCACCTCAAAGAACGTGTCACGGATGGCTGCGGCCTGTGCAACCTTGTGTTCGGTGCAATAGGCTTTCAGCCACTGGAACTGCCGTTCAGTCAGCGCAACCGTGAACGTGTGATTGTGGCGTTCGAGATAAGGACTGTACATAAACTCACCTCCCTTCATGTGGGTGCAACCAGTATACGCAATATGTTGTGGCTTGTCAATTACGCAAACGCTTAATGTAGTACTGGTATCTGTACAAAATCTAAAAGTTTGTAGATTTGCACAAAACTTAGCCCTTGTTTTTGGCCACTCCCGCTTCGTACCCTGCCCGGTAGTTCAGTTCGGACAGTTTACCAAGTGCTTCTGCGTACTCCCTGTCCTCACTGGTCGGCTCTTTGCCGTGGGCGATGGTTTTCAGAAATTCTTCGGTTGTCGTGGGAAAGTTCATGTTTTTTGCTCCTAACTCTTGCGGAGAGCAGCCCTTTTTGGTATAATAGATTCCGAAAAGGGAGACTGCCCCCTTGGTGGTTGCAGGTTCTCGTTTCGTGATGTGGATAAGCTATCAGTGGCTTCGTGGTGGTTGCGGCTGGTAGCTTATTTTTTTTTATGCCTTGATGTTCTCAACGTAGGATGCTACCCACTCGATACCCATGCGGATAACATCGACCTTTGAGATGCCCAATGCCTTTGCGCTGCTCTCCATGCTTGCGATCTGGCTCTCTGTGAGCCGAGTGCTTATCATGCGCAGCTTATCACGTTCCGAGGTTTCTGCTCGTCTTGCCAAGCCTATCACCTCGCTTTCGCTGAAACAAGTATAAAGCGTGAAAATATGCTTGTCAAGACCCAAAGTTTTACGGAAATGAAGTTTGACATAATTACTCCTTATTATAGAAAATTTTCTACCTGATTGTGATTAACTAAGTAAACATCCTTATACTACTCTAGTATGTATAAATACATACTAGAGTATATTTATATATAATATAAGCGCAAGCAAAGAAAGTCCAGAAATATCTTGACATCCAGAAATATCTTGATATAATAGAATCAAGAAAGGATGGCGAAGAAAAATGACGGCAAGTGAAGCGATAAAGGAAATTTTGAAATTGAAGGAATTGAACCAAGCGAAGTTAAGTGATATGCTTGACATTCCGCTTAAAACCTTGAATGAACGTCTAAGGCACAAAAACATTAGTGTCAACAAACTGGATGAAACACTAAGGGTTATGGGATACAAGATTATGGTAGTCCCTCGTGAGACAAAAGTCGAAAATGGGTTTGACATCAAGTGATGGGTGAAAAAAATGCGTTACTTCTTAGCTAGAGTGTCTAGTAAGGAGCAAAGCCTTGCAAGACAGCTTAAAATCGCACGAGATCGGTTCGACATCCCAGATGAGAATGTATTTTGTGATAAAATGACAGGCAGCAGCTTTGATCGCCCGCAATATAAACGATTGAAAGAGACTGTCAAGGCTGGGGATGAAGTCATCGTTAAGGAATTTGACCGATTCGGGCGTGACAAAGACGAAATGAAGCGAGAACTTCAATGGTTCAAAGAAAAAGGCGTGATTGTTCGCATTCTCGACATTCCGACCACGCTTATTGACTTCCAAGACCAGACATGGGTGCTAGAAATGGTAAACAACATCCTTATTGAGGTTTTGGGTGCGGTAGCTGAACAGGAACGCAAGAAAACCAAGCAACGTCAGGCAGAGGGCATAGCTGCCATGCCTATTGTTGATGGCAAGAGAGTTTCGGCCAGAACAGGCCGTAGCTTTGGCAGACAGGAAAAGCAAGTTGACGAGCAGCAGTTTGAAAGCCTATTAGAGCAACAGCAAAAAGGCAAAATTACCGTAAAAGAGTGCTGCAAGCAGCTTGGCATCGGGAAATCCACTTGGTATGAGCGTGTCGAAAGATACGCAAATAAAAATAGCGGCAGCCCAACCACAAGCCACCGCTAAGAGTACACCAAACCAACCAAAACAGGAAAAAGAATGGTGCAACCACAGTATACCATTCTTTTGGAGGAACATCAATATGAGTAAGAAACAAAAGATGGATTTAACTGAAAAGCTAGAAAATATTCATGGCGGTAATTTGATTGTTCAAGATGGAACAACAAAGCTGCGTTCAATTTTTGATTTTGTGAAATACGAAGAATTGTTTGCTTTTGTTGAAGGATGCAAATTAGCAAACTCCATTCTGATTTTTGAAAATGAAGGATTGACCATTAAACCAACTGAATCAAACTTAGGGCAGAATATCCAGTTGGCTATGTATGCCAGCATTTGCGAAGATAGCACGATGATAAAACAATATCTTGATTACATTATGAAAATTGGTTGTGATGGCAAACGTGAGCCGACATTATACAAAGAATGACGCTGCCAAGCAGCTTGGCGTGACCCGCCAGACATGGTATCGGATTGCTGAACAGAACAGGTGAAAGGAGTAAAAACCTATGGATAAGTGGAACAACAGAAACTCGTATGACTGGCTTGCAGGAGCGGTCGTTGGACTGCTTACCGGGTTCTTCATCGTAGTTGTGGTTGCGAGGTGCGTTTTGTGATACTTAGTGACAACATGAAGCGCCTGATCGACACGCTGAACACCTATGAACCAGACCTTCCGAATGGATTCTATTCTGTAAAAGCCCTGCAAGACAAGCTGGACTTCACGGCACAGTTCGTTCTTGAATCCCTTGCCAACGATGGGCTGATACGCTGGGGCGACACGCAACACACAGCATTCTGGCTGTTGGAACGTGCGAGGAACTACAAGAAAATTCACAAGCTAGAAAAGATTGAACAGTGGAAAGAACGTGGGATAGGATTTGCTTGCGGCGTTCTGACCAGCGTTGTTGCAGGGCTGATTAGCATTGTGTTAGCTGGCGTTTTCAGTTGACGTTGTTCGCGGCCTAGAATAAAACCGAATATTTGATTTTTGTGCAGTTGTAGGCACTCTTTACATTTTTGGGTAGGGGGTGCCTATTTTTTTATGCAGCCAAAGCAGTGTATCGCCATCATCGACAGCATCAAAGCGTATGCAAAGCAGAATCCGACCGAAGCGCAGGTTTATGAGGACTGGTTTCAGGCGGTGGTGAACCTGAGAGATGCTCTGCCACAGGATAAGCGGTTCGATGCCTACAAATACTCTGGTGAGCTGCGTTCCGTCTGCGCCGCCATGATGGGCAAGATGAAAACAGGCGAGGACGTGGCAAAGGTCTATGTCATTATCGGCCGGACGTATCTGTTTGAAGCAAAAGATGTGTTCGACAGCTATTGCATCTACCTTGAATGGAACCGTGCGCCGGAAAAGAAGTTCTATCAGCCGAGAAGAAAGGTTCTTCTTACGCTGGTTCGTGATTTGGAAGATTTGTTTAACCACAAGATAGAGTTCTTGGGGGTTAGCCAACCGCCTCGAACAGGCAAGGCTTTGAGCGATGATACGCCAATTCTTACACGAAACGGCTGGAAGAATCACGGCGATTTACAAGTCGGTGATGAAGTCATCAGCCCGAAAGGTCGGTTTGTAAAAGTGCTGGCTGTTTCGCCTAAGTGTCAGCTTGACGTGCGCTGCTATTTTACTGATGGCACTTACATTGATTGCCATGAAAACCACGAATGGCCTGTTTATAACCGGCACAAGAACAGATTCGATGTAATCGAGACCAAACAGATGATACCCGATTACCAAACAGGCGTTGAAAACACGAGAAAGCATCGGTATTACTATCAAGCGCTGTTTAAGAATTTTGTCGATGGAGAATACAAAAAACTTCCCGTCCCTCCATACACATTGGGGGCGTGGCTTGGCGATGGTTCAAATCAAGATGGCCTTTTATATGAATCAAAACAAGATAGGTGCATAATAGAGCGTGTTATAAGCGATGGTTACTCTATAAAATGGCATGATGTTCATAAAACGACAGGCGTTGAGCACTTCCGTTTTGATGGGCTTAGATTTGATTTGCAAAAAGTTGGTATGTGCTATTCGTATCATAGATGCGTCAAACATATTCCAGAAGAATATTTCACTGCTAGCATTTCACAGCGTATGGAGCTATTGGCTGGACTGCTAGACACGGATGGCTCATTAAGAGCAAAAGAACACCGATACGATTTTTCGACAACGGAATCTCGCTTAAAAGACGATTTTATTACATTGGTTTCTACGTTTGGATGGCGTTGCTCTGTTTCCGAGCATGAACCATGTCTTTCTTCTAGTGGCATTCAATGTAGAAAAGTAGTGTATGTCATTTCCTTTAACCCCACCTGTCCTATTCCCTGCGTTGTTCCTCGCAAGCAGTTAAAAGAATTCTCCAAACCTCGCCGTGTGGCATTCTGTGGGTTTGAGCGCATCGAGCCGAAGCAAGGCAACTGCATTCAGGTTGAGGGCGGCGTATACTGCGCTGGTAAGCGGCTGATTCCCACCCATAATAGTACCCTGTGCATCTTTTTCATCACATGGCTGATGGGTAACCGCCCTGACGTTGCATCGGTTATGAGCGGACATTCTGACAAGCTGACCAACGGCTTCTACGGCGAAGTGCTGTCCATCATCACCGACCCTGTGACCTACAACTGGGGCAAAATCTTCCCTGACGTTCAGCTTGTGGACAAAAGCGCAAAGGACGAAAGTGTTGACCTGAACCGAAAGAAGCGCTTCCCCACCCTGACTTGCCGCTCGATCGGTGGCACGCTGACTGGTGCTGTTGAAATCGGTGAGGGCGGCGTTCTGTACAGTGATGATTTGATTGAGGACTTGGAGGAAAGCCTGAATGTTGAGCGTCTAAACAACAAGTACGATGCCTATTTGAACCAGCTGAAAGACCGCAAAAAGCAAGGCGCATTAGAGCTGATGGTCGGTACGCGCTGGAACGTTCTTGACCCTCTGGGACGCATCCAGAACCAGTATGCAGACAATCCAAAGTACCGATTCCGGGTGATTCCTGCGGTGGATGAGAACGGACACAGCAACTTTAATTATGACTACGGCGTTGGGTTTGACGATGCCTACTATGCCGATATGAAAGCCAGTATTGACGATGCGACATGGTGGGCAAAGTACATGGGCAAGCCCTATGTGCGTGAAGGTCTGCTGTTCCCTGCCGATGAACTGCGGTATTTCAACGGTGTTCTGCCTGATGGTGAGCCTGATCGCAAGCTCATGGTCATGGATATTGCATGGGGCGGCGGCGACTTCACCGCCTGCCCTATCGCCTATGTGTATGGTGATGCCGTATTTATCCCTGACCTTGTGTTCAATAACGGCGATAAGACCGTGACCAGGCCGGAAGTCGTAGGCAAAATCATTCAGCACAAAATCAACGTGGTGCGCGGCGAAGCCAACAACGGCGGTGACGAATACTGTGACGTGGTAGACAGCCAGCTCCGGCAGCAAGGCTATCACTGCTCTGTTCGTAGCCAGCGTGCGCCCAGTGGCCAAAGCAAGCTGTCAAGAATCATCCAGTATGCGCCAGACATCAAACGGTTCTATTTCCTCGATGAGAAGCACCAGTCGAAAGAGTACAAAGCGTTCATGGAACAGGTGACGATGTTCACGCAGCTTGGCAAAGTTCCGCACGATGATGCCCCGGACAGTCTGGCACAGCTTGCCGATGAACTGTACAACGGAATCAGTAAAATTGAGCCTATAAAAAGGCCATTTTGAAAAAAGTGGTAACGTATAATTTAATTTATTGACTTTATATCGTTGTTTTTGGTATAATGCATGTAAGGAGTTGGCTACTCCGGCATGATGCCTGCTACACGCTTTACGGCTCTGAGCTGAATGCTTTGCAGGCGTTCTCCTTTCTGCCCAGCAATGGTTTCCACGCTCTTTCCCATTGCTGGGATATATAAGTTGCGTCCCGTGTTGGATGGGGTCTGGTTCGCCCTTGAAATCTTGACTTCCAGAATAAGGCGGTTCAAATCCGTCACGCAGCACAACGATTCACTTTTGTTTTCATGGAAATTTTCCTTTTATAACCTCCAATCGTTATTCCCGGCTCTCGATGAAATGGGTTTTTGGACATTTTACCATTTCAAAGAGCAACGATGAATCAAGCCGGGTCTTTATGTTGCATTAGCTCAGTATGGCTAGAGCATTCGGCTCATAACCGGACATACATTGGTTCAAATCCATTATGCAGCACCAAAATTGCAGCCCAACATCTGTCCGACAGCAGAATGAAACAGCTGCAATGGTTTCTCTAGGCGGAGAATAGCACGGCTGGAAGTGCGAACAGTTTCCCAGCAGCTTCTAACAGGTCTGTGCTCAACAGCCTGTTTCCAGGAATATTAGGAAAGGAGCGCAGATGAAAGCAAAAGTCAGATGCAAGCATCCCCGCGAGGACGCAAACGGAAATCCGTGCGATTGCGGACGTTACCTTGGTGAAGTGGAAGGCAAGTTCTCTCTTCTGTGCCCTCTTTGCCATTGGATTACAATTGGAGATTCCAACTTTCCAAAAGATACATGGGTCTCCGTACCAAAGTTCAAAAACTGAATAGCTTTTGAAGCGCAGTTGTAAGCGCAGTGAGATAGACCTTAACAGGTTTGTCTTGCTGCGCTTTTTATTTTGCCGGAAAGGAGGAAAACATGGCTGAGTATCAGACGGTTGTTGGTGGCTTTTTGAATGAGCCGCTAACCGGACGTAGACCGATTGAAACGCCGGAAACGGAAATCAATCGGGCAAACGTGCTGAAAGTGGTCATGGGCAAAGCAGAGCCTATTCATTTGCTGAATAAGAACGAGATTCGCTTTCTGCACAACTACTACTTGGGTAGCCAGCCTGTCCTCCATCGCACGAAGGAGTACCACGCTGAAATCACCAACCGCATTGTAGAAAACCACGCCAACGAGTGTGTGGGCTTCTACACAGGTTACATGAGCGGCACTCCTTGCTCTTATGTGCGGTCTGAAACGGCAACTGGTGACGGTGAGGAAATCGCCCGCCTGTCCAATGCTTTGCAGTATGAGGGCAAGGATGCGCTTGATCGGCGGCTTTGGCAGTGGATGTTGGAGTGCGGACAGGGATATCGCATTGTTCTTCCTGACAAGGGGTACAACGGCAACTACCCGGACGAAACGCCCCTGCTGGTGGATGTTCCAAACCCGGATATGGCATATGTGATTTACAACTCCGGCATCGGGCACAAGCCTATCGCCAACGTGCTGCACATCCCACGCAATTATCAGGATGACCTAAACGACCTGATTTGCGTGTATACGCCAAACCAGTACTTTGAAATCGACAACGGCAAGGTCACGAAGTCGGAGAACCATTCTCTCGGAATGCTGCCGATGGTCGAATACAAGCTGAACCCGGAGCTGATGGGTCTGTTTGAACCGGCTATCCCTGTGTTGGATGCCATCAACGACCTTGAAAGCAACCGTCTGGACGGTGTAGCACAGTTCATCCAGTCCATCATGGTGTTTACCAACTGCCTTGTGGACGAAAACGCTCTAAAGCAGGTCAAGGAATTGGGCGCAATGTGCCTGAAATCCACTTCTGGCCTGCCCGCTTCTGTCTCGCAGATTGCAAACGAGCTTGACCAGCAGCAGAGTCAGACTTTGCTTGATTCCATGTTGAACGTGTACCGCAGTCTGACTGCCATGCCTAGTGCCACTGGTAGCGAGAATGCAACGTCCGATAACGTGGGCGCAGTTATTGTCCGCAACGGCTGGAATCACACAGAAGCAAGAGCACAGCAGTACGAAAATATGTTCAAGTATGCTGAGCGTCAGAGCCTGTCTGTGATGCTCAAAATCCTGCGTGACACGGCTGGTTCTAAGCTGATGGCAAGTGACATCAACATCAAACTGCCCCGCCGCCAGTACGACAACCAGCAGAGCAAGGTTCAGATTTTCGCACAGATGATTCAGCAGCCGATTGACCCGCAGTTGGCGTTCACTACGCCCGGTCTGTTCCCTGACCCGCAGGCTGCTTACGAAATGAGCAAGCCTTTCCTGATTGCCGCTGGCAAGCTGGGCGAGGATGGGAAGGCACCGAAGCCGCAGGAACAACCTAAACAGAATGTTACTGACATAAATGCCGGGAACATAGCAGATGAACAGTCTGCCGATACCAATAAAGAAACAGAGGGCGAATAACCCTTTGCATATTCCGGCAGGGAAGCCGGGATACAAATTTCGCAGCGTTGCAGGGAAGCAACGGAAAAAAAACGCAGGAGGAAATTAACGATATGAAACTCAATGTGTTGCTTGGTGATGCCTACAAAGAAGGCATGACCGCCGATGAAATCATTTCTGCGCTTGAAAAGGTTGCAGACCCTAGCGCAGAGGTCGAGAAGCTACGCAACGCCGTGACGAAAGCCAACGGCGAAGCTGCTGAGTACAAGAAGCAGCTCAAGGCAAAGCGTACCGATGACGAGAATGCTGCACAGGAACAGGCTGACAAGTTGGCAGAGATGCAGAAGCAGATTGAAGCCCTGACTGCCGACAAGGAGAACCTCGTCAAGGAAAGAACCCTTGCATCTTACCGTGAGAAGTTCGTTGCACAGGGTTATGACGCTGAACTTGCTAACAAGGCTGCATCTGCACTGGCTGACGGTGACATGGACAAGGTGTTTAAGTTCCAGTCGGAGTTTATGACCGCTCACGACACTGCATACAAGGCTTCTCTGCTGAAGGATATGCCCACACCTCCGGGTGCGGATGGAAAGGGCGGCTCTGACAGCGAAGGTGTGGCGTTTGCTAAGAGCCTTGCACAGCAGAACGCAAATACCTCTAAGGCATCGAGTGACGCAATGAGTGCTTTCCATTAACAAGGAGGAAAACATGAAGTTTACCCGAAACACGGTCAACGGAATCAACGATACTATCCTTGCTTCCAATGACTACACCGCCATCCCCTTTACCGTGACCGAAGCTGCTGCGGTTAAGGCTGGCTACCCCATGACGCTGGATGGCAAGAAAGCTGTTGCTGCTGGCGAGACTGGTTCTAAGACCATCAACGCTGATGGCATTCTGCTGTATGACGTTGACCCGGCAGAGAACCCCAACGCTGCCCTGCTGATTCGTGGTGTTATCGACACCAAGAAGGCAGAGGCAAGTTCCAGCTTCACCTTTGACGCTGACGCAATCAAGGCACTCAAGACCTCCGTCCCCGGCATTTTCTGCCGTGACAACATCAGCGTGAACGCTTAATAGGAGGTAAAACAACATGGCACTGAATCTTAAGGAAGTCTTTGCCCCGGCTGCGATTGCCGCCTATTGGACGAACGACCCCACCAACGCGATGCCCTTTGCATCTGACGCACTGTTCCCCGCAAAGAAGAAGGCTGGCCTTGACCTGAAGTGGCTGCGTGGTCACAAGGGCGTTGGCGTTTCCCTGATGCCCAGCGCATTTGACGCAAAGGCTACGTTCCGCACCCGCGAGGGCTTCAAGTTCGATGAGACCGAGATGCCGTTCTTCCGTGAGGGCTACCATCTGGGTGAGAAAGACCGTCAGGAAATCCTGCGTGTTCTGGACAGCAACGACCCCTATGCTCGTGACGTGATGAACCGCCTGTACGATGACACCGCACAGCTTATCACTGGCGCGCGCATCGTGCCTGAGCGCATGATCTGGCAGCTGCTGGCTCCCGTCAATGGCGTTCCTGGCATCACCATCAAGGCAAACGGCGTGAACTACACCTACAACTACGACCCGGACAGCACTTGGAAGTCCACCAACTACAAGGAAGTCTCTGTCGCAAAGTCTAAGTGGAACGTCGCCACTGCCACCCCCATTGCCGACCTGAATGCCGCAAAGGACGCTGTTCTGGCAAGCGTGGGCGAGGTCGTGACTGAGGTGTACATGAACACTGCTACCTTCCGCAACATGATTGCTGCGGACGAGGTGAAAAATCGGTTCATGACCGTCACCGCAAAGGCAAACGCCGTTCTGCTGGACAGCGAAGCACGGCAGATTATCGAATCTGCAACCGGTCTGAAGATTCATCTGTACGACAAGATGTTTAAGGCGGACAAGTACAGCGCAAGCGAGAAGTATCTGCCCGATGGCATGGTGGTGGTTGCTCCTTCCGGCGCTCTGGGCAGCACTTGGTACGGCACTACTCCTGAAGAAGCCGACCTGCTGTCTGGTCAGTCTGGCGCATCCGTGTCCATCGTGAACACCGGCGTTGCCATCACCACCGAGCTGACCGTTCACCCGGTCAACGCCAACGTCTATGCTTCTGAGATTGTCCTGCCGTCCTTTGAGCGCATGGACGCTGTGTACTGCATCAAGGCTTACTAAGGCGAAAGGAGGAAAGCAGCATGGGAGATCAGCATTCCGAAGCGGCAGTTAAGCTGGGGCAGTACATCGCTCCAGCACTTGACCGTGAAATCACGGACGAGGACTACCCACTCTTCGACCTGCTGCTTGATTTCGCTAAAGACAAGATATTTGCGCAGGGATACCCCTTCGGTAACAGACCGGACGAGCTGCCCTCGCAGTATCAGTCGTTGCAGATACGCATTGCAGCGGAACTGTACAACCACATCGGCGCAAACGGACAGACGAGCTATACCAACAATGGCATTACTCGTGTGTGGGAAAGCTCCGATGTGGCACAGTCCCTGCTAAATGAAGTGGTTCCGAGAGTAGGTGTTATTGGCTGATGTTCAATGGTAGCCCGCTGGACAAACGCCCGCTGTGGTATTCAAACCCGGTCGGCGAGAAAACGCCTGTTGTGGACGAATGGGGAAACGAGACTGGCGAATCCGCATACGAATCGTGGAGCGAACCCGTAAAGCTGATGTTGAACGTCAGCCCGCCTACTGGTTCTGCGGAAGCAAACCCTTTTGGAGCGTTCACGGATTACAGCTATGTTGTTAGTTCGTCCAGCAAAAAGCGCAACACACCGCTTTATGAAGGCACACACGTCTGGTTTCAGACAGACGTTTCAAAGCCCTTCAATTACACTGTGGTCAAGGTCGCAGAGCATATCACGGATACGTTGTATGCGCTGAAAGAGGTGGCTGCAAGTGAAAATTAAAGTGAGGTTGAGCGATGCCGGACTTCGTGATGCGGAACGTCAGATACAGGAATACAAGACCACCCTGAACAAAAAGGCTAAAGCACTTGCTTTTCGTCTTTCGTGGTTAGGTCTTGAAGTCGCAAAGATACGTTTTGCCAATGCGGAATATGCCGGTAGCAACGATGTCTCTTGCCGTGTTGAACAGAACGGAAACACCTGCACCATCATTGCAGAGGGCAAGTCAGTTGCCTTTATCGAGTTTGGCACTGGCGCACATCACAACGGATATGGCGGTGAACTACCGCCCGGTGTTGGTGCGCATGGCTCCTACGGCCAAGGCAAGGGTGCTGGCAGACGTTGGTACTACTACGGTGACCCCGGCAATGCTGGTACGCCTGTTAAGCAGGTGGATGGTAAAGGCCAGCTGAATTACACCGATGGCAACGAACCAGCTATGGCTATGTGGGGGGCTGTTGAGGAAATGGCTTCTCAAGTCGAAGCAACGTGGAGGGAGGTTTGGAATAGTTGATTGATTATTTCAACTCTATCTTCACGGCTATTGCTAAGGAACTGCGAAAGCAAGTTCCCGGCATTTTCGTTACTGGTGAAATCAATGACAGCAACGTCAAGAAGTTTCCGTGTGTACAGATAGAAGAAAACAGCAATCTGCCTGTACACATTGATTCTGCTGGTCACAGCAAATACGCTGCCGTTTCCCTGCGTGTACGGGTCTACTCCAATAAAAACACCGGACGCATTGCAGAAGCACGTTCCATCGTTGGCATCGTGGATTCTGTTCTTGAACCGCTTAAATTTTATCGCAAGTCGTTTGCCCCGTTGAATGGGCTGTACAACAATTCCGTCTATCGGATTGATTGCAGCTACGGGGCAACAATCGGAGAGGACGGAATGATTTACCGAAACTAAGGAGGTAAACATTCTATGAGTACTGCTATCTCCGGTCTGAATACCACCCTGTATTGTGGCAACAGTGCAACCGCTCTGACGAAGCTGTGCGACATCAAGGATGTTCCAGACCTGATCTCCGAGCCGAACCTTCTGGATGCCACTACCTTGTCTGACCCCATGCAGGTCAACATTTTTGGCATCATCCAGAGCGACACCAAGTCCTTTACTGCCAACTACAACAAGACTGACTACAAGAAAGTCAAGGAAGCTGGCTACGATGAGGCTTCCGAGAGCAACACCGTGAAGTACTATGCCCTGAAGATGCAGGACGGCTCCGGCTTCACTTGGCAGGGTATGCATCAGGTTGGCCTGTCCGGCTTTGGCGTGGACGAGGTTGTGGAAATGACCATCAACTGCATTTTCACCAAGAAGCCTGAGTTCAGCGAGACCCTGACTGTCACTGGCGGCTAAACCGCAAAAATCGAATCAATCAAACCGGGCAGAACTGAACAACGGATTTGGTTCTGCCCCTATTTATAAAGGAGAGCATTTATTATGGCTGCTAAGGTTATCAACTTTCATTCCCCTGATGGCAAGAATACTTACGAGCTGACTTTTACCCGTGACAGCGTGGAAGCCACCGAACGTGCAGGTTTTCAGATTGGCCAGTACACCCAGATGACCAATCTGCTGTCCAACTCTCGCGCTCTGTTCTACGGTGCTTTCATTGCACGGAACAAGGGCATCAAGCGCAAGGTCGTGGACGAGATGTTTCAGCACATCGAGGAGAAGGAAGATCTGATGGGCATTCTGCTTGAGATGTTTATGGACGCTTCCAAGTCTCTGCTGGCAACTGATACTGAGGACAAGACTGCAAAAAACGCAACGTGGGAGATTGTGTAACCGTACAATCTCAGGAATCAGACGGAGAGGGAGAACCATTCTCCTTCTCCAAGCTGTTCCACGATGTAGAAGCCTATTACATCTCCATCGGTATGACCTACGACCAGTTCTGGTACGGCGATGTCTGGCTGGCAAAGGTCTACCGTGACGCAGAGGAGCTGCGGGAACGCAGAGCCAACGCAGAAGCGTGGAGAAATGGCTTTTACATGACATCTGCGCTTTCCTCTACGGTTGGCAATATGTTCCGAAAGAAAGGGTCTAGCCCCATCAAGTACATGGATAGACCGATTCCCCTTACCCAAAAGGAGAAAGACGAGTATGAATACCAACGCGCAGTTGAGGCGCAGGAGCGAATCAAGAGAATGATGTTCTCTATGATGGAAAGTAATGGTGGTAGTGATGGCTGATGTTGATATTACGAGCTTATCCGTAGAGATTTCTGCGGAATCGCAGGGCGCAGAGCTTAATATCGACAAGCTCGCTGCCGCCATTTCTAATTTGCGGACGAAAGGCAGCGTCACAAAGGTTGTGAACAGCCTTGACAAGCTGGCTAGTTCCATTGCAACGCTGAAACAGGCATCCGCTGGAATGTCCGGGCTGAACAAAATTACCAGCTTTTTGAATGGGCTTTCCAACGTCAACACGACCGCAAGCGCAAAGAGCATCAACACGGTCGTGAACGCAATCAAGAAGATTCCTGCGGCTGTGTCGGGCTTGAACGGCGTGGACTTTTACTCCATGTCTGGAAGCATTACTCAGCTCACTAACGCTTTGGCTCCGTTGTCTATTCTGGACGCATCGAACCTTAAAGCTCTTGGAAGCGCTTTCAATGCGATCGGAAAAGTTCCTGACCTGACCGACAAGCTGAAAGCGACAGACCTTGATTCTTTTGCAAACTCTTGTCAGAAGATTTCTGCTGCTCTTACTCCCCTTGCGTCTCAGCTTGACAAGGTGGGCAACGCTTTTGCAAAGCTCCCGCCACAGTTGAGCAAGGTTGTGACGCAGGCAAACCGTGTTACCGCTGCCAACGAAAAGCAGCGCAAGAGCTATCTCAGCCTGTCCAATCAGATGAACGGCTTTATGCGGAACATGGCAAAGCTGGTTTCGTTGAAAGCTATCGCTGAGTATCTTGGCAACGCTGTTGCAAAGTTTAATGACTTCTATGAAGCAACAGACTTGTTCCATAATGCTATGGGTAATCTGAGCGGTGAAGCCGATACGCTCATTAGCAAGATGCAGGGCTTGCTTGGCGTTGACCCGACCAAAGCGATGACCTACATGGCTACTATCCAGAGCTTGGGTACTTCGTTTGGTCTGGCCAGCGACAAAGCATACATTCTGTCTAAGAACCTGACCCAGCTTGCCTATGACGAAGGTTCCTATTGGAACAAGGACGTTGCAGAAACCTTTACCGCAATGTCTTCCGCAATCTCTGGCGAGATTGAGCCTATTCGCCGTTTGGGCATTGACCTGTCTCAGGCACGGTTACAGCAGGAACTTCTTGCTTTGGGCTTTAACAAGCAGGTTTCTAGCTTGTCTCAGGCAGATAAGGCGGTTCTGCGTTACATTGCCATTATGAAGCAGACTGCCAACGTGCAGGGCAACCTTGCACAGACCATCCAAAGCCCTGCGAACCAAATTAAAATTCTGAAAGCGCAGTTGGATATGCTGGCGAAGTCTGTTGGCTCTTTGCTCTACCCTGCCATGAAATCTATTCTTCCCCCGCTGATTGCCGCCGTTCAGCTCATTCGGGAGTTCGTTCAGTGGGTGGCAAAGCTGATGGGCGTGAAGGTCGTGTTCACCGATTTCACTAAGAGTGCTGGCAGCGTTGGCAACATCGGTGACGCAATGGATGACACGGCTGATTCGACCAAGAAAGCCGCCAAAGCCCTCAAGGACTATACGATGGGTTTTGATGAACTGAACATCATTGATCCCACGCAGGAAAGCTCCGGTTCTGGCAGCGGCGCATCTGCTGGCAACATCTTGGGCGATGTAGACTTGTCCGGCTACGATATGTTCAAGAACTATGTTGGCAACGCTGTGGATGAAATCAAGGAAAAGCTACGCAAACTTGCTCCTATTGTTGCTGCTATCGGCGCCGGTTTTGCCGCATGGGCTATCGGGAATGCGCTCCTTACTGCATTGAAAGACACTCATGATTGGGCATACAAGCTCGGGAAAATCGTTGGTGGTCTTAATCCAGAGCTACTTCTAGTAGCCGGGACGGTCGCCCTTATCGTTGGTCGATTTGTTCAACTTTATCAAAATAGCGAAAATTTCCGGCAAGGTTTGACCCGTATCAAGGATTTGATTTACCTTGCGGGTCTTGGGTTTACGCAAGGCTGGAACATCTCTTTGACTGATGGGAAACTTGGCGAGTCTATCAAATGGCTAAAAGAAGCTCTTTCTAATCTCGGTCAAGCGATTTGGAATTTGATTCCTGAGGAATGGCAGGGGAAAATCTCTACTGCATTCGAGACAATTCAAAAAGTCGTCAAAGACCTTGACCTCGATTTGGGCGATTTGGTCATGACGCTTATCGGAATCGGTTTGACTATTAGCGGGCATCCCGTTGCTGGCCTTGCAGTTCTTGGTTTCGAAGCCGTCTCTGTCGCCGTGCGTGGTCTTGGCAGTGAAAGCGAAGCAGAAGCATTTCAGTTGAAATCTGATTGGCACGATGCTTTCGTGAATTTCGGCACGATTGCGGCCGAAACAGTAGCAGACATCATAACTGCTCTCGGAAATCTTATCAATGATTTTGCGATTCTTATCGGATGGATTCAAAATGGCGTTTCTGAAACGGAAATGCTCGACATCCAGATGAATGGAAATTTTCTTGAAGGTGCAATCGCGTCTCTTGCGCAAGTTATCCACGACATGGGCGTGTTCATTGGATGGATTATTAAAGGCGTAGACGAATCAGATCGCCTTGCCATCGCCGCCAATGGAAACTTTGCGGAAAAATTTGTTCTCTTGATTGCTGATGTAATCAATGGAATCAAAGACGCTGTAACGTGGTTCGGGAAACTGATTGATAAAGTTTCTAAGTTTAACCCGTTAAGCGTTGGCAAAAACATTATTGATGGCATCACGAAGGGCATTACAGGAAACACCAATGTTTCAAACGACGCGGCTAAACAGCTCACGGATGGAATTAAGAAAACTGCTCAAGATGAGCTTGATATTCACTCCCCGTCTAAGTGGTTCGAGCAAATCGGTGTTTATGTCGACCAGGGCCTTGCAAACGGTATCACCGCTGCTCAAGGCTATGTTGACGAGGCCATGCAGGGGCTTATCAATGGCGTGACCAATGCCGGAAACCAGTTCATCGAAAAGGGCAAGCAGACTGGCATTGGCTTTGTAAACAACCTTGACCAGACTCTCACTAGCGCTTGGCAGCAGCTCGATACCAATTTGCAGAATGATTTTTTTGGAACCATTCAGAACCTTTGGGAAGCAGCTCAGAGCGGCGATGTGAAAACCATCGGTACGACGATTGCTGCCGTGTTGTGGCACGCAATGGGCGAAGAACAGCGCACTCAAATCAAGACTATCGCAACCAGCATGATTACCGACTTGAGTACGCAACTGACCAATGCGTTGTCTACGTTGTCCGCACAGGCGTATCAGATTGGCGGCGAGCTTCTGAACGGCATTACCTCGAAATTCGGCGAGATTGTATCTACTTCCAAGCGTCTCGGAAATTCTTTGAAGCAGACGTTTACTGCAATTCAAGGCCCAATGAGTTCCACCGCAAAAACGATTAGCGGGCTGCTCTCTAAGGGATTGGCAAGTGCATTCCCGTCTATCTATGCATCCATGGGCACGTTGATTGGAACCATCGGTACATCGTTCGTGGCAATGCTTAACGCCATTGGCGCGGCTTTGTCTGCCACCATTTTCGGCATTCCCGCTGGACTGGTTGCTCTGGGTGCTGCGGCTGTCCTGGCTGCTTCCATTGCCAGCATCGTTGGTGGCATGGGCGGCAAAAAGAGCTCTTCCAGTAGCTCCTATGGCTCTACTGGCTACGATGAATCCGATTTGGGGCAGATTGATTATAGCCACGTTCCCGGAACGTCTCAATACAACGATGCAAACAGCGGATTGCAGAGCAGCTACACTGCAAGTGCAACGCAACAGCTTAGTGCATCGGAAATCAGAGACGCTGTGTACAACGGCGCTTATAACGCTCTGCTTGATTACAAACAGCGGTACGGAAGCGAGGATAAAGACAATATCCTTAAAGTCTATCTCGATGGCAAACAGCTTACCGCAACCGTTGAAAAGCGTAAAAACGAACGTGGCCGTTCTATTATGGGCACCGAAGCTTATAGCTATTAAGGAGGTGAACCGCTTTGGCGATTCCAGCACTCATTACGATTGATGGCCGAGAAATGCCGGAGCCATCCTCTTATGAAGCGACAACCAGCACTATTGTGGATTCTGGCCGTAACGTTCAGGGCAAGGTGGTCGGCTCCGTTGTTCGGCATGACGTAGCAAAGATTTCCGTAAAATGGAACTATCTTACTGCCGAACAATGGGCCGCTGCCATTGGCCCGTTTACCACGAAGTTTTATTGTTCTGTTCGATTTCTAAACCAGGCCACCAATGCGTATGAAACACGGCAGATGTACGTTTCCGATCGAACGGCTGGTATGTGGCGCAGAAGTCCAACAACAGGCAGGGTTATGGGTTGGACTGGATGTGCGTTATCGCTTGTGCAAGTGTAGTGGAGGTTTGACGTATGGAGCATCCATCTCAAGCATGGCTTGACAAGTTCAACGACACTCTTGTGCCGGAAGAGTTTGTTGAGATTTCTTACAATAGCACCGAACCAGGCGTTCAAGAGGATGCCACCGCAAGCGCAACTGCACAGGTTCCTTTTGGTAATATCGAAAATACCACGAAGGAACCTGACCGTGTATTGACGAAATATGCAACAGGGGAAACAAATCTGCATGTTCTGGACGGCAGTTTCAGATTGTTGCCGGATTCTGTCCCCTACGCAGATGCCGGTTTTATCAGTCAGACGCTCGTGAGCGATTCCAGCCACCCGCGCATTATTCTTTCGTTCGGCAGCGTGCACACACGCGCCGTTCCTGGCTTGACGGTCGTTTGGTCGTCCATGATGAACGAATGGGCAGCTAAATTCAAGCTCACGGCTTATAAGGGAACCGCCGTTGTGAGTACCATCACTGTATCGAACAACAGAAGTGTTTATTCTGAGACCGAATGGGAAATTTACGGTTACGACTCCATTGCCATTGACATTCTGGAATGGAGCATTCCAAATCGTCGTGCTCGCATTGAATGGATCATGGTCGGCCTTCACAAGGTATATAGCAAAAAAGACCTTGTTTCGTACACGCACACATCCAGCCGAGACCCGATCTCGGCGCAGCTTCCTAAAGACAGCATCGAATTCTCTTTGGACAACAGCCAAAAAACGTGGGATGCTATCAACCCTCGCGGCATGTTTCGATATCTGTATGAACGGCAGGAAGTGGACGTCCGTTATGGCATGGATGTGGATGGAGAAACGCAATGGATTAATGGCGGCAAATTCTATCTTTCGGAATGGAGCGTCCCTTCTAATGGCCTGGAAGCGTCTTTCACGGCTCGTGATGCCCTTGAGTTCATGATGACCTCAAACTACACGGGTCGAAAGACGGGCACGCTTTATCAGATGTGCTACGACGCACTGGAGACGTTGCCCTCTAATGTTCCTTCGTTCTACATTTCCGAAGAGCTAAAAGAATACAGCACCGATATTTCTTCCGAAAAAACTTCGTACAAGAACTCAGACATCCTGCAATTGGCCGCAAACGCAGCGGGTATGGCTTTGTACCAGACGCGAGATGGTCACATTCGTATCGAGCGAGTCAACTTGACCGCAGAAGAGGGAACTGAAGTATACGAGATTCCAGTTATCAATAACTTCCAGTGGCCTGAAACCTCTTTTGCGTCCCGCGTCAAGAATGTGTCTTGCAACGTTAATGGCAAAGAGCATCTGTACCCGGAAGGCTCTAACGCGGAAGGCGTCACCCAGACCGTCAGCAACGAGCTGCTGACCGAAGCAATGCTTGTCAAGAGCAAAAACTCCATCACTGAAGCTTATGCTATGCTAGCAAACCGCAAAAAGGTCGAACTTGAGTATCGCGCCAGCCCGCACATCGATGCATTTGACCACGTAAAATTCAATCACAACTTTGGCTACGCATCCAGCGTCTTCGTAACGGAAAGCAAATACCAGTATACGGGCTGTTTCAAAGGCACGATTTCCGGCTATGTCCTGGCAGACGTTTCGTCCGTGTCTTTGTCCTCGTCTTCTCTGTCGTTGATTTACAATGAGCCAAAGGTGTTGACCGCAGAACTTCTGCCTTATGCCCCCGACTTGCCTACTGTCAGCTGGCGCGCTTCGCCGGAAGGAATCGTCACGCTTCGCGTTCTTACAAACGAATCCGGCAAATCCACCTGTGAGGTCAAGTACAATCGCAAGGGAAATGCTACCGTTTCGGCATACGTTGGCTCTGTCAGCTCGTCAATCCCGGTCGTCAACAACTCTCCTTCTTTGTACTTGAGCACACGCGCTCTTGGCGTTCGTTGGGGCGCTCCGCAGGATATCACCGCAACGTTTGTACCTAATAACTACGGGGCTCCTGAAATCAACTGGTCTGCGTCTCCTTCTGACGTTGTTCGGCTGGATATCGTAGCCAAGAGCAACGGTTCTTCGACCTGTCGCGTGACCTGGCTCAAAAAAGGTAGCGCAACAATTACCGTTACCGCTGCTGAGGAAAAATCAACCTGTTCTGTCGTTGCAAGCCCTGCTACAATTGGCTCTCTTCCCATCGGAACAACACTTTATATCAAAGAAAGCAATCAAAGAACCGCATTTGTTCTTGCAAAGCATGATTATGAAGAAGCTTCTTCTAAGTGGCCAACATTCCCCGGAAACGGAAAAGGCCTTTCTTTGCTCGCTCGTTCTTCCAAGACTGTACTTTCGCATGTGTGGAGCACCGAAAGTGCTTCCTATGATAGTCGTTTTACCAATATATATTCCGGTAGCACTATTGACAAGTGGTTGAACGGCGAATATTTCAGAACGCTTGACTCTAGTATTTCCAGTAAAATCAAGAATACAAACATCCGAGTTTCTCCCGGTCCTCAGACTTATAAAGACGATGACGGCAATTCTCATACGACTGATGGCTCTGCGGTCACTTGGATATCTCGCAAAGTTTTTCTCTTGTCTGCAACAGAACTTGGCATGAGCTCTAACGTTTCTGGCATTACTAAGGAGGGCACGGCTTTGCCGAATTGCAGTGAAATGCTTTACAACATTATCGGAAGTTCTAATTATGCATGGACTCGCTCAAGATGTTTTGATGCAACGCCATTCGCTTATCCGGAATTTTTCAAGTATAACAATTCTGCTGTTGTTTCTTCGTCCAAGTCTAATAATAGCTATTATACATATACGACAATTTCTGATGTCACAAAAAAGTATCCTGTTCTCCCGGCATTTACTCTTCCAGCCACATTGGAAGTTGATGTTAATGGAAACGTTCTTACTTAACAAGGAGACTTTATGGCAACATGGATTACAGACCGAACGCAGGCAGACGTTGACCGCGTGAACGAACTGCACGATAAAGCCAACGTTGGAACGTGGACGGAAGAAGAGCGGATAGAATGGGCAGCTGGCATGAAAGGTGCGTTGAGCTACATGGACTACAACCGCATCGAAAGTGGTGTGTCCGAGCTTGCCGCTACACTTGGCGCGTCTGTTTCTATCAAAACGAACTGGACGGTGGAAGGATACATGACCACAAGCGACGCAAATCGCTGGCTATCGAACGTATCCAACATTCGGGCCAAGTGCAGCGGCCCCGGTGGTCTGCCAAGCACTCCAACCAGCATGGATAAGTTGGCATACAAGACCATGAATGAAATCGAAGAAATTTTGGCCAAGATAGAGCGAATCGCAAACGATCATTTGCTTTACTGCGACGAGCCAATCTGTGGAGGTGAACCTTACTATGGTATTTGTTGACCGCAAGGCAAAGTACCCAGGCCGATGGACAATGAAAAAATCTGACGGCACATCGGAAGTTGTCACGTTGGTTCGCAATGATGAACCTGAGGTTGAAGGCACTCCGATGAACGCGGAGACGCTGAATACTTTAAGTGACGTTGCGGGCGCGGATGTTGCGCGTATACAGGCGGAAACTGCCGCAAAGAAGTCGGAGGAAGCCCGTAAGAAAGCGGAAGCTGCCGCAGGAAACGCCGTCAACGACGCAACAAAGCTTATCAAAGGCTACACAGACAGCGCTCTCGCCAGCAAAGAAGCTGCCGAGAAAAGTCGGATTGATGCCAACACATCCCGCGAACAAGCTCAAAAAGCGCAGAAAGCTGCAGAGGACGCCGCAGAACTGGCTGGCTCAAGAGCTGGAACAGATAAGACCTTAAGTAAAGAAAACGCTCCAGCAGATGCAAAGGCTGTTGGGGACGCGCTAGACATCAATAAGCTTATTGAAGCCTTAGATGTAGAAAACAATATCCCTAAAGATTCAGATTACTTTGTTGGACAGCATGTTAATGGCAAAAACGAGTCTGCTGTGAGTTATCGCCGCAAGCCACTGAGCGCTCTCTGGAACTGGATTAAAGCGAAACTTGGAAGCGCTGCGTTCAAAGCAACTCGGACGCTGACGAGTGTAGGACCAAGTGGCTGGAAAGATGCTGCAACCGACCAGCAGTATGTGCCGGATATGGGTTTTATGGCCTATTGGAATGGCGCATACAGCGGAACTTCGTCGAATCTGGCGTACTGTAACCAAGGTGCATTTGGAAGTATGATCAAAGTGGCGGCACGAAAGAATCACAATACAAGTGATACGTGGATTCCAGTCTGGTCAAACGACAATTTGGACTACATCCTGAAAAGCGAGTTGAACGTGAAGTACGCTAATGGCGCAGGCAACGCGAACGGTTTTACCTTTGGTGCACAATCAAGCGACCCCGGTGCGAACTCTAGCTTGACGACCAATAAAGTTCTGTTTGTCTACGAATAAGTTCAAAATGGAGGATGACATGGACGAGAAGACGATCGCGCCGGGCTACGAAGTGCCCGTATTGGACGAAGAGAAGAACGACAACTATGCTGCGGTGGAAGCGGCGGTGAACGAGCACAACCAAACCGCACAGCCGGGCGAGAAATACTGGGGCATCTCCCTCGAAAACGAGAAGTACACCGTATACGAGTACGGCAAAGTGCCCACCCCGCCCACCGAGGAAGAGCAGATGGAAACGCTGCGGGCAAAGAAGCTGGAGGAAGCTTCCGACGCCTGCGAAGCAGTCATTACGAGCGGCATCGACGTGCTGTTTGGCGACGGCAGGCAGGAGCATTTCTCGCTGGAAGTGCCTGATCAATCCAACATTGACAGTATTTTCAGCGCGGTGGTGCTTGGTGCCACGGCCTATCCTTACCACGCAGACGGAAAGCAGTGCAAGCTGTACTCCGCCGCCGACATCGTGACGCTGTACACGGCAAAGCAGAGCACCATCACCCAGCAGACCACCTACAACAACGCTTTGCGGCAGTGGATCGGCCGGGAGACGAGCCTTGAGGTGCTGAAGGGCATCTTCTATGGCGTGGAGCTGCCGGAGGACCTGAAAGCCGAGGTGGCGGACATCCTGCAGAAGGCAAAAGAGCAGGTGGAGGTCATTGCAAAGAAGCTGGAGCCCTCTCAAGCTCGCTGACGCTCGCCAGCTCTCCCAAAGGGCGAGCCCTTGGCAAAGAGGAAAGGCTTGTGCGAAAAATTCAAAATGGAGCAATGGAGCGATGAAACGGGAATTTGTGAAACTATCCATCTTAGCGGCGCTGGGCGGGTTGCTCTACATGGGAGTGGAGCTGCTCTGGCGGGACCGCACCCACTGGACCATGGGCATCGTGGGCGGGGTATGCTTTGTGCTCATCGGGGGCTTAAACAACTACCTGCCCTGGGAAATGCCCATCTGGAAGCAGGCGCTCTGCGGCAGCGCCCTGGTGACCTCCGTGGAGCTGGTGGCGGGGATCATCCTGAATTTATATCTGGGCCTCGGCATCTGGGACTACTCGGGCCTGCCCTGCAACCTGCTGGGACAGATCTGCCTGCCGTTCAGCCTGCTGTGGGTGGCGATGAGCGTTCTCTGCATTTTTGTGGACGACGCGCTGCGGTGGAGGCTGTTCCACGAGGAGAAGCCGCACTACCGATGGCTTTAAGGAGAAATCAAAATGGCAAAGAATTTACTCGTGGGCGTTGGCAGCAAGGCCCGAAAAGTGAAAGCCCTGTATGTTGGGGTAGGCGGCAAAGCCCGTAAAGTCAAAAAAGTGTACGTCGGCGTGGGCGGAAAGGCCAGACTGGTGTGGGCAGCTTATGTAAAAGTGACTGGAATCACACTGAAACTGAACGACAAATATGCCGACAAACCGACCATCACAGCAGTATTTACACCGAGTAACGCGACGAACCAGAAAGTAACATGGAATACTACAGCCACACCTGTAGTATCTGGCATTAGCATCTTAAGTTCAAACGATACGACCTGTGTTCTTTCACATACTAAAGACTCGAACGTAAGTACAATTCTGACGGCAACAAGCGCGGATGGAGTAACCGTAAAATACCGTGTAGCGTTTATCTATAGTCTACAGAAATATTGGACCATTACCAAGATATAAAGCGGATGGTGTAAAAAGAAAAAGCAGACAGCTGGAAAGACTGCCTGCGAACCATCGCAATACGCTGTCGATAAATAATCTGTAAAATTTCAAAATGGAGGTGAAAACCATGGGAATCGAAAGTTATTCCCTCGCTAGAATACAATATTCTAATAAACAATAAGGAGGCACGATATGAAAGCACTCTTTGATTTTATCTCCAAGCTTCTTGCAGCCCTCTCCCGCGCTGCCGGAGACAAGGCAGAGGAGCCGGACGCCCCCACTCCTGAAAAAGTGTCCACTGTG